GCAGTTTTAACTCCAGAAGTGCCACTTCCAAACTGAAACAGTGGGAACCCAGTGCTGTTCATCCTGATGCCTGTCGCCACCGCTCGGATTGACCGCGCCCATGCCGGTATACCTGTCACATCCAGAACGCCAGTGATGGTAGTTGTACTAGACCTTCCGCTGGAGCCCCGCCACACAGCACCGTTCCACCACTCCAGATACCCTAGGTCGGTATTGAATCCACTGTCACCAGCAGTTGGCGATACAGGACGCCCAGCAGTTGTCCATGTTGGAATACGTGCTGCTCCAGCAACTTTAGCAATTACTTCTTGTGCTTGTGGTACTTGAGTACCCGTCGCCCCCGCTGGAACAGTTACAACACCAGTGAAGGTACCTGTGGTAAAGGTACCAGCCGTACCCGACACGGCACCAGAGAAGGTACCAGTCGTGGCAGACACGGGACCAGTGAAAACAGCGCCAGTGAGTTCTGCCTTATCAGTGTTGAGGTTAGTGAAGTTGGAATCCATCTCAGCATTGGTGAGTGGAGAACCTTTACCTGCTCGTGTTACAATAGTAGTCATATTAGCTTACCGTGATGGTCCAAGAGATTTGAAGGGTATCAGAGGCTCCCTTGTTAACCACAGGGAACACTGTACGACAGAGGAGGGTACCAGCAGCACCATCATTCAGAACACCCGCTTCTTGCAAGGCACCAGTGGCAACACCTGCACCAAAGGAGGCTACATACAAGATGGTGCTTCCAGAGGGCGTGGTGGACGTTAGAGCCACTCGACCTACCTCAGCACCTAGCGTAGTGTCAGCCAGCGCAGCGGCTGTTGCAGAGGTACCTACGGCCATGTGTGACATGACTGCTTGAGATACACCTGCCAGACGAGAGGTAATGTGTCCAAGACCCGTAGTAACTACGAGGTTAGGAATCGTCACATGCTCCTTAACATTGCCTTGAGAGTCTTTAAGGACAAGCTCTACCTGCCCCTTAACTTTTGTAAAATCCTGCATATATATCCTTAAAATAAAACAATGTCTTGCACGTAGTCTTCTGGCATGTATCCAAACTCAACATAATTAGCAATACTGGTGAAACCGTTACTAGCTGTAACCACTGTGTCGTTTACAATACGTGTAGCAACGAAGCTGGCAAGTAGTGCATCACTAGTAGCAACAACGTCGGTAAGAGGTTTGGTAGCCACTAGAACCGGAGCATCTAGTGTTGATAGACCCTCAGTGAATGCTCTGTTAAATTGAGCAACAATCAGGAACTCTGCAAAAATATAGTCTTCCAACAAGTATGTGGGGTCCACGTAATCCTGTTGATTGTTGTCATCCCCCTCGCCAGACACAGCCGTTAGAGTGTCATTGAGAAGAGTGTAGAGGAGGAAGGCATCAACTGGACGGGTACGTGTCCAGTCAGGAATGGCCGTCTCAGGTCGCACCTTAATCAAATCCTGTGCGTTCCTAAGCTCGAAGTCAGCAGCACAAACCATTAGTCCTTGCCAGTCTTTCTTAAGCTCATCACTCTTATACTTAAAACCACACCGATCACATATTGCGTTCCATGTACCCGCTTTAAAGGAGTTCATGGGATACGTTCCTCCCAATGAAGGGAGTAAACCATCTGTGCATCATCATTGACCATCAAGCCCCCTGTGAGGGTGCTAAAGCGTCCGTAATAGGTTCCGGGGGGTAGTCCCCTCTCTCGCCTATCAATGTCAGCAGAGGAGGCTGAGTTATTGTTAGCAGCAGTTCTAATGAGGGCTAGATCAACCATTGTACCACCAGTGAAGGTTCCACCAGTTTCAATAAGAGCTTTTGCCTCATACGATGGAGCGCCCCTCTCATCCATACGGTTTACACCGATGTTAGGCAAGGCTGTCCAGACACCCGCAGGGGTTACAACACCACCAAACACCTCAAAGCGTAAGGCCCCTTGTGTCAAGATTAGACGTTGATCCCACAAGATGAAGTCTACGGGAGACGTGAATCTAAAAGCTACTGGAGGACCTGCCACTGGGACAACTGCTTCTAAGTAGCTACGAAAGAACCTACCAGCATGAAAGCCTTCTAGGAAGGAGAGTTCTGTGGGGGTTCCAGATAACTGGGTATTAGTTGTACTAGCCATTTTAGTAACATGCTATTGCGTTAACCGTGCCGGAGTTAGCAGTGATGCGGGCACGTATGTATTTCCAAGGGGCATCGGTAGTGAAACCGTCTGACCCTGCTCCAGCTAGAGTAACAGTACTCAGCGGAGTTGCAATTGCGTTGAGGCCGTCATTAGACACCTCGAAGATAACAGTTGCGGCTGCTGTAGCGACAACTTGAACAGTGCTCTTAGGAGCATCTTTAAACATCCAATCACCCGTGAAGGTGGCAGATGCATTGGGGGCCAAGATGTCAGTGACACGGCCCGATTTAACAAATACGTTTTGACTCATGATAATTCCATTCCTAACCAGTTGACAAGACAAAAAAAGGGAGTCTCGTGCGAACAAGACCCCCTGATAACTTAGCGAGCGTACTCAATCGTGAGATACATTTCGCCAGAAGTTGGGATACCCGTAGTCGCCAAACCACCAACCCATACCTGAACATCTGGGCCTACGGGTAGGCTGTAGTTCTGCATAATCCCGTTGATGGGGGAGACTGGACCGGCGGTACCAGCAACACTGAACGCATTGAACGCGGACGCAAACTGGGTACCAGCAGACGACGTTCCAATGTTGACAACAGAAGCGGTGACACCGCCACCAGCAAGCTGAGTCTTCACCGTGAGTGCCATACCAAGGATGGTTGAATCAGCGGGGAGAACAGCTACTAGCGTGTTGATCTGAGAAGTAGAGAAGTTTGCCGAAGTAAGTTTTACAACTTTAACCTTAGGCTCCTTGATATTACTAAGCGCAGTTGGACCTGTGGGACTTGGGTCACTCACAGCAACTTGGCCTTGCACAAAATTAATTGCCATATATAATTCCTTATGAGAATAGGAGGTGAGTTGCCCCACCCCCTAAACAATTAATTAAGCGCCTGCCGAGCCGTACATACCACGTGGGTCAGTCCAGCCGAAAGCGTAACGAGCGGTTGCTTTGTAGCGGGCGTTTTCGGTATCGAAATCGTTATCCATTTCAAAGCTATCACCACGACGCTCGATGTACTTCATACCATGCTTGACGTTGGTACGGATGAACCAAGCATCCGAATCCGTCAGGTAGTGGTTCGTAACAATCTTAGGCACGACACCGAGGGTCTTGAGTGCGTTCAGATCGTTGTTGTCAGTACCAACACGGCCATCAGAGGCAAGGATACGCTTGGCTTCAAACATCAGTTGACGAGGGATGATGAGCGTCTCAGGACGAACAGCAATCAACAGGCCAGCATCGTTGGTGTAACCAGCAATATCAATACATGCTTGCTCAAGCGAGGCTTCTGACAAGTCAGAGGCGGTAGCGATTTGGTTAGACCAAGTGCCACCCTTGATGTTAGCATGGGTACCGGAGATGAGGGCAGAGCCATCACCACCAGTGTACGAGCCAGAGAATGCACGGTTGTACACGTTAGCTGCAATGACCTCTTTGGTTTGACGCATCGAGAAGGCAAGGCCCTCCGACTTACGTTTACCAACGATGTCATACTGGTCATCTTCCATCATCTCTCGGGTAATCACAAAGCCGAGTGCATACACGACGTGTTGATAACGAGTGATGAAACCTTGTTTCTCGCTGTCATAGGAGATGGGAGCACCCTCACCTTTTTGCACAGCCAGACCAAAGCCCGAAGTACCCACATCCTCTTCCCATGCCTTAGACGACTTACTCGTCTCGAACAGCGAAGTATACTCTACAGGATACTCATTGTATGCTTTTCCGTACCAAGCGTTAACACCGGGCCAGAGGGCTTTTGCAAAAGAGCCACTATTAATCACACCAGACATATTATTCCTTTAACTATTAGACGCCAGCCGAGCCAGTGCCGCTGTTGAACTGATGGTTGTTGATCTTCACGTACACATTTACGAAAGCATCACCAACGTTGTTATCAGGACGGGCAGGGAAGCCGACAATCTTCAAAGGAAGAGTGGCCGTGACTGCGGGGGCAGCGATGTTTGCCGACATACCAGAATTACCAGTGACGGTAGAACCAGCAGTAGCGGCAGCAGCCGTATTAAGGCCGACGATAGCGGTCGTGAAGGTACCACCCGTCACTTCGGCTTCAAACACCAACGCTGGATCATCAGCGACCATCAGATAACGGTCCGTCAGAGTCCGGCGATACACGGGGGTATTAATGTCCGTGACAGGGGGGACGTTTTGAGTGTCGCCCATACCAGAGAACATAATACCAACCACAACACCTACAGCAGCCTCAGTAGCACCACCAGCGTGACGAGTCACAGTGGCAACACCAGAAGGACTACGGGCATCGCCCAATAGTTTAACCAGATCACCAACCATAATTACGGTGGCGTCCGATGCAGGAACAAAATACACATTAGACTGACCCATATAAGGGGTACCAGTCTGATATTTCACGGGACTAAACCCGCTAATACGCGAAACACTTGCCATTAGTTTTCTCCAAGTTTTAATTTAGCTAATGGCAACCAGAGGCATTACATTTTAAGTTCGCCGTAGTTACCATCAAGAGCTTTTGCTTTGGTGGCCTGTTCAATGTCAGAGGCTTTTTTAAGCTTCGAGGCTTGATCCTCTGCGAAGTATTCTTTTGGAATCTTCATAAGGAACGCCCGTTGGCCTTGGCCCACTGAAATCTCTTTTACCGAGCCCAACGAAGTCGGGTCGTTAACACGCTTATCACCTACCTTCACAGCCGAGTCCACAAGCTCATAGCCTGCTTCTTTAAACTGTTGAATTCGATCATCCACATCGTTCACGATGCGGTACTCAAAGTTAGGGTCTTTATCCTTAACAGTGAGGATGTTCCGCTGATTTACAGGAACACGCTGCGGACGGCCACTTGGCACTTTGGACAGAGCTTTTTCGTCATTCATCTTAGTTTCCTCGGACCGACTTAAGGTCTTTAATGTAATCTGCTTCGGTCATAACACCTTGTTTAACTAGGGTGGTCATGATGCGACGTTCATCACCAGAGAGGACAAACGTAGATGAGGACTTTCCTCCACCACGTACACCTTCAACTGAGTTTGGACGGTTTTGATTAGGGTTACTGAACTTGTTTGGGTAGTCGCGCTTAATGGCGGCTGCAACACGTTTCAGTACCTGATTGGGGGTAAGACCCTCTTGGGACAACCGATTCCCCAGAGTATCAGCGATACCTTGGAGTTCTTGATCTTTCGTGTACCAAGAGTTTTCACTCTTCCATTCAGCAAAGTCAGGATGTTCCTGTGGTGCGTCTTGAAACTCGGGAGCAGCCTGTTGTTGTTTCTGTTGATCACGCACAAGGGCGATTCGATCATCAGCAGCAATTACAGCATCTGCATCACCTTCTTCCAAAGCATTCTTCTTTTGTTGTCGGAGAGTGTCTAGTGCGCGTTGGTATTCAACCTCACGTACACCAGCATGTAGTTTACCCATCTCATTCAGGGCACGCTTAACATCTTTCAGTTCTCGCGTAGTATGGTCAATCTTTTTAAACAGTTCACCTCGACGGAGGTACTCACCTGCTTCGACCCACTTATGTTCATCCCCGTGGAATTGATCTTTGGGAACCCAACCTGAATTTAGTGCCTCAGTCTCCGCTGGAGTGAGGACAGCTTCTTCTTGTGATTGGTCAATTCCCTCTTTGGGGGAAGCATTTTCTTCATTCATACTCATCCTTTAACGATACAAAGTACATCACTGTCATTGAGACAGATAAAATCCTCACCAGTTTCGGGGTCAGATACAATCTTTCCCGAGAACCGTGCGTAGTTGACGCGATCCCCTACTTGAATAGGAGGCTCGATGCCATAGTCCTTGTAGGCAATAGAGCCTAGGGAAACTACAACACCAACATCGACACTAGCCTGTGCCCGCTTCAAATCGTCTGTAACGGCCATAATGAGGCCGAGAGCATTCAATCGCTGGACATCCTTATTAGACTCCGCAAAGTCTAGTGGCTTCACCATAACATGGTGCAACAACGGTGTGATCATTCAATACTTCCTTCGTCTTCGACGCTAATCTGATACATGTCTCGCAAGGCTGAAACGTAACCACTAAGGTAACGATCTTCTGCTGGATCAACTCCGGCTGAGATGGCAAGTCGTTCAACGACACTAGCCTCTCGCTCACGCAGACCTGCGAAAACTCGTGCGGTAACTGGATGCTTTTTCCAGTCCGCAAATTCGGATGCAGTACTCATGGTTATTTCTTACTTCCCTTTGAAGGTTGACTTTTTGCGTGTTGCATCTTCTGACGATGCTCTGCTTCCCGCTGGACCAGCTTCTGGTTTGTATCCGCTAGCCCTTGCGCGGAGAAGATTCTTTGTTTATGAACAGCTTCTGCTTGAGATAGCTGATTCATCTTACTCTTATGTTCAATTTCCATCTGATGGTCTTGAGCCTTCATAGCAAGTTGTACCTGCTTATCACGACCTGCAAGTTCCATCTTATGTTGCTGTGCCTCGCCCTGCATCTGCATCTTCTGCTGTTCCAATTGACCCTTCATCTGCATCTCTTGCAGCTTAGGATCGGGTTGCGGCTCTGGGGGTTGACCAGATTCCGCGACAGCGGGTGATAGCAGTTGCTCCCAATTGGGTTGCTCTTGTGCTTCAAGGACACGTTTGATAACTTCTACTGGATTAAGCATCTGCGTTGGCAGAAGCTCCATCAAGCCCTGAGCCTTCATCAACTTCTCTGTCTGGGACACAGCGGTTGGATCAGCACCGGGACAAATCTCATACTTCTGACTAAAATCGTTAGGACCAACTTCCACATCGACAATATCTGCATACGTCTCTGGGTTGAGGTAGGTACGATTGAGGTCGTAAATCTTTTTAAACTCTGACTCAAGGCTACGGAAGATGCGCTTATACACAGCCGTAAACACCTTCATACCCTGCTCAATGGAAGCCATTGTCGTGGTAGCTGGGGTGTTCTGGCCCGGCATCTTGCCAGTGAAAATCTCTGCAACAGAGGCCAGTTCCTTACCGGAGGTAATCAAACTACCCATCAACTGGAACAAAACAGCACTAGGCTCTTTCGTAGGGAGGGGTACAATTTGCTTCTTCAAGTCATCGCCAACAGCGTTAACTGCTTTCCACTCACCGGGTCGGAAGCCATGATCACCCATACGTAGGCGAAGACCTTTACCCAAGAAACCACCTTGAAGGTTGTTAAGGGTACCGGCATCTACTAGCTGGTTGATTAGAGTGTTGACCGACTCATTAAGTGGGCCTAGCAATGTACCAAATCCAATGTCGTAGAAACTACCATCGGGATTAGGAACAAAACCAAACTTGGTGTAATACTGAATTGGTTTAATGCTAATGAGTTGTTCGTCCTCACCAAGCATAATACCATCTTCATCAAATCGTGCGACAACTCGCAACACCTTACCTGTTTCCTTGTGAAAGGTTACAATGTAGGGTTCTTGGTAGTCATCGTCATCCAGATCGAGGTACGTGTGCTGCTCGATAAGGGTGTATGGGGTTGTGGAGTCATTAGAGGGGGTGTTATAGCCATTGGTGCTGTCTGGGGTGACTGGGGTACCCAAGTCCACATCCAAGAAGATACCGGCCATCTGACGCTCTTTAAGAACCCGAGGGCTCATCTCAATCTCTTCACTGATACGTTCAGCAGAATCCAAGTCCTTAGCCCAGTAGTTAACTACAAGGTTCTTAGGGTTGATTAGCTCACTAGCTGGCTGCTTGTTAATTGAATCCCAATAGGTCTTCTTAAACATCATACCAATTACAGGGAGTTGAATAAGCATCTTATCCATACTCTCTTCCCAATTGCGAATCTCGTACATAATCTGATAGGACATGTACGTAGAGACACGATCAGCAAGGGCTAGCTTTGCACCATCAGCATCCTTACCAAAGACCTTACTCTTAACGATTTTACCGTTAGAGGGGACAAGGGAGGGATAAGCTCGTGCAGCAAACTGCATAGCTGCTGTGGTCATCAAGGGATACTTAACATTCGAGGAACCGGGCCAAGGGTAGTTGCGGGTCTCTTGAATCTGTGAAGCTAGTTTAACCCAGTTCTCAGCATTCTTCTCCCAGTCCTTACGACTTTCTTTGTCTACCTCATAGCCCTCACGGGCATCTCGACCAATCTCAACTAGTTTCTCTTCATCAATAGTGTCTGCAAGGTTAGTTGACTCTAGGGAAGCTCGGAGGGAAGGTGTAACTTGCTCAGGAGGCTCAGTAGCCTGTGGTGGCATTTCTTCCGACATCTCCAAGCCCTGATTCGGTGAGTTCATCTCTGTAGGCGTCATCATCTATTTCATCTTTCGTTGGGGCTTCTATAAGTCGGTCAAGCATCATACCAAGGTAGGCAAAAGCATCTACTTGGTCATCATGCTTACCACGAGGGAAGGTAAGACACTCATTCTCAAAGATGGGATACCAATCCTCATCCTTTGCAAAGCGTACGCCTTTAGCCCGCATACGAGCCTGAATGGATCGTGAACGGGTGAGCTTATCTTTACCTCTGTGTTGTAGCTTCTCTAGGGTGATGAAGGTGTTGGTCTTAATCATCTCTTCCCGAAGGAAGGGGCCAATGGCCTTAGACACCTGCATCTCCTCAATACCTACGCTGACAGGGTCATACAGGCGTTGGAGAGATAACAGGGTGTCTACGATGTCTCGACCATCTAGTCGTTCCCTAATAATGTTCTTAACGTGGATGATACGATCTTCATCAATACCAGCCACAATGAAAACCGAGAAGTCAGCCCTCTCTGATTCAGAGATAGCCAAGTCAGCCGTTACATAATACTTAAGAGGTTTAGTCCTGTCTGTCTCTGAGATGGAGAGGAAGTCACCTTTCTTAAAGAAGGTTGTACTCTCATCCAGAGGGTAGTTCAGATACTCTTGACTATACACATCCAAGGAGTTATCCCGGATAGCATCTTCATACAGAGCCTTAAACTCAGCAGCACTCTTCTTCTGTGGCCAGAGCAACGTCTCGAAGTTCTCATCATGGGCACGGTATTTAACCGTCTTCCACATCGTCTTCTTAGTGGAGTAGGTACGTAACCCCTCCCTGAACGTTTGTTTGTCGCTCTCAGCGGGCATAAGGCCCTCCAAGAGACTGTCCATGTGCAAGATGGTACCCACCATGCGAACAACCCCACCATCGGAACGGCAGGGCAGAAGTGCTCCCTTAAACCATCGTCGCATTTTGTCTCGACGGTCTTTATTCATAACCAATTCATCGTTTTCCATATCATCACACATAATGATGTCAGGACGACTACCATTCCAGATTAATCCACGAAGCTTCTGTTCCGCTCCCTTGGCAATAATTCTAAAACGGTGGCCGTCCTCACATTCAACAATGATATCGGTTTCCGAGTCCTTGATGAACTTAACTTCACCCTTCTCATTACGTTTAATGCCGAAGAGGTCAATTAGTTCTTTATTATCTTGTAGCTCTTGTTTGAATGTGCCTAGGAAAAGGGCACTCTGACTTTCTGTGTCAGATACAAGGAGCATAAACTTGCGTTCTCTAAATAGTAGAGTAGCCAGTCCGTAACCTAACGTTACCGCAGTGGACTTGGCATGACCCCGTGGGGCCGCAATTGCAACAAACTTATTATCAGAGCAGCATAAATCCCAACACTCTCTATGGAAGGCTGGGGTAGCACTCTGTCCATCGAACCGGCTGGAGAGGATACCACCAACGAATCCCGCAACCGTGTCCGATGTTAATTTCATTTCTTTTTACGTTTGTTTAGTAGGTCTTGAAGAATCTCAAACTCAGTAGCCATTGTAGCATCTACATGAGGTTGTGTAGGAGAGAGTGGATTCGCAATAGGAGAATTACTACTCATATTACCAACACCCCATCCCCGCATCTCACCGGGGGCTTGTCTGTAGGAATCGTACCCCCTACCAATAGGAGCCATTGGAAGTTTAGTCTTTCCTGGGTCGAGCTTACCATATGCGTCATCAAACTGTAAATCCGAAAGAGAGGGGTCGCGGTTCTTCTTAATATTGGCACTTTCCTTACCCATGAGGTTATCCACGGAGTGGGTCAATTCATGTGATATGATGTCCTCAGAACCACCATTTGGGTGAATCCTAATTGAGTTTTTACTGGGGGTGTAGTCTCCATAACCCTGAGCCTGAGACGATACATCCATTTTAGGTGTAAAATCATAAGAAGCAAGAGTGGATAGCAGGCGATCTATGGATTCATTCTCATAGTCATACTCACGACTTCCAAGCTTAATCTTCTTTTTTGGCATGTTACTTCTTTTCTTTTTTACTGGTTTGACTTCTCAGAGAGCCGTCAGCATTACGAGAGAAAGACCTATTACTCGAAGCACTAGTGACACGCAAATTACTACGACTATTACTACCGCCGCGACTGAGGGGCGTTTTGTGGTCAAGGTCTTTGCCATCACCTTTGGTAGTACGGCCATCTGCATTAGCTTGCCTCCGTGCCGTAGTTCGTTTCCCACGGTTCTTAATTTGTTCGGGTTTCGCGTTGTACAATTCGTTCTCACGTTTGTAATCCCTCTTCCCGTCTTTCATAAAAGGCATTAATACTCCTTAACGAACAATAACAGGTTCGTAGCTCTGAATGACTTCGCTAGTCGTAGACTGGTTGCTCTCTACCGTAGCGGCTGTAATGCCCAACTCGGTTTGACGAACAGCCGTGGCGTTGGCATTAGCTTCACGAGCAAGGTCGGCTGCTTGGGTAATGGCAGTCCAAGGGAGGAGCACCTTAGCCAAGAGGTTCCCAGTAGAGTCAATCAACTCCACAATGGCACTCTTAGGCTGCACAGGGGCAGCAACAGTTGCAGAGGAGGTGTTGTACACCTTGATACTCTTAACGCCTGTAACGGTGATTGGAGCACCCGTTCCCTCAATCTCAATGATGGGACGGTCTTTAGTCGCACCCTCAATGTACTTCTTGTAGTTGGTAGCATAAGCTGCATCCCGACTCGTCATACCAGATTTAACCGTGGGCTCTTGTAGAGCACTGTTAGCCACATCAGAGATTGGCTGGATAATGGATTCACTAAAAGAACTACAACCCGTTAGGGCTACAGCAATCACGACAGTGGCAAGCAGTTTCATTCTTTAATCTCTATTGTCTCGACATCAACGGTGCGATGCTCAAGGGTGTTTTGTTCAATCTTCTTAGTTGCCATATCAGCAAACTTCTCTGCAAGCTTAAGGAGTTTAGATTCGGTATTAACGTCATCAAGGATTTCATCCTCTTTAACCTTATCCAACAACTCTTGTCTACCTTGCATATCCATTGCAACCTTGTGAGCATCTTTCATTGACACGGGCTTTCTAATCATTTGCCCAGTCTTCTGATCAAAGGTAAAGTCGCCGTCTTGCAACCGATCGGCTACAACAAGCAAACTTGCATTAACTAGTTTCTTCATCTTGCCAGAAAGTTCAATACGTTCTTGAGTTTTAATCTCTTGAACAATGTCATTCCACCAAGCTGTACGTTTCCAAACACGAAGGGTTATTTCAGGGATTCCCAAAATACGACTGGTTAATGCTAGATTACCTAGCAGGAGGAAACTCTGAATTGCCTCCGTCTTTTGACCATCAGACCACTGCCTATTAGTTGAAGCAGTAATTGATCTATCTCGTTTACCCTTCCGATCTTTCTTAATATCGGAATCAGATAGCATTGTTTTTCCTTTAGATATATTTATCGCAGACAATTTCACCTTGGTACAAAGTACCTGAGCGATCTTTGAATTGGATTAGGACAGTACCTTGCGTATTCTTTTGACATTGCCATTGTACAGAAGTACCATCTTCCCATTGACCCTCTTTGATCTCACCAGCATAGCTAGCAAAGACAGCAAGAGAGACAAACAACAGTGAGAACAAGAGGTATCGCATGTGAATCCTTACAAAAGTTTACATCCTATACATATAGTATACCACACTTTTACTCTTTTGTCAAGTGTTTTCTTTGGTTTGCTGTGTTTTTACAGGATTTATACAAGATTCTACAAGATTTATGGGAATATTGTAGAAAGTACTTGACAAGACTACATTTATGTGGTATAATAAAACTATAGTATATATAAGTAATATAGTATATTATATATATAAGTAATTATATAATATATAAGTATATTACATAGGTATAGTAATATAGCTATGTTCTATTGTTATATTAAATATTATATTATAACTAATAAACAATAACGCATGTGTGTACGCGAAGCACATACGCGACCCCACAGGGAGCGGGTGTAGTGTACAACCCTGTTTAAACACGTTCTAAGGGGTCTTCCTGAGCTTTGTACCCCCCTAGGTAGGCAAGGGTAGCCTGAGGTATCGAAACACGCTTAAAACCCCCCATATCGTTTGTACGTATTTACAACCCCCCTCTGTTTCTAAAAAGTTATAAAATCGTAGTAAACTCACTTACGTTGCTAACCCACCCACGAAAGTTTCCCCCCCACCCCTCTCTCCTGTAGGAATTGAGGTGACCGATTCGTCAGTGTAGTGATGATGGGAGTACCAACTGAAATCAATGAGTTGCAGCAATCACCTAGCTACCTACAGCATCCCCCCCCTGTTGTCTACCTCTATTGAATGCCCACATAACGAGTGTGGTCTTCTATATAAGGTAAGCGGTGTGTAAGGTTGCTGTGCTATAGAATGAAAGACATTGAAAGATACAAACTGTTACAACTGAAAAGCCCCATAAGGCCAAAATATGTGGTGTAATGTATTTGTTGGTTTGGTGATCGTACCGAACCAGAGGGGGGAGTCAAAAGGGGCGGAGCTATGCCCTAATTAAGATTTCTCTAATTAGGAAATTCCAAACATTAGGAAATGAAATGAACCAGATCCAATTCACAATTAAGAATCCGACTGCTTCGCAGATCCCGGAGTTGTATGTACCGGATGCCGATGGCTATGAGGCCACCAATGTTTATTGGTATTATGCGGGTGACGATGCCGTTATGGTCGTCAATGCACAAAAGGAAATGAAATGAAAATCGAATTTGCTCCCGTGATTCAGCAACCAATGAAACGCACCTATATTTGGGCAACCGAGAACGTCCTGTCACCTGAGACACGGGAAACCCTGATTGATATTGGTGAACTGGTTTCACCTGAAAAACAACGTGAGTTGTGGGAGCAGTACGGCATTGATAACTTCGCTGGCGTTGTTATCTTTGCGGAGAATGGTGATAAGGCATTAGACATTGCTAATGCAGTGTATGAGCAGGGAAATGATTGAATTTAATGGCATTGGGAACAGTGCTATTAGGTGCAAAACGTTTTTGTTTTGTAGGGAATTGTGGTCACCCTTATGACTGCTAAGGAAACTGTAATGTCTAAATTCACTTTCTCGTTTGACGACAATCGCGTCACCATCTTGGATACAAAATCCAAGAAAGTCGACGACAAATTGGAGCTTCTGCCTCACGTTGAATTGTCAGAGGCATTCAAAGTGTTGACCCGCGGCCGATTGGCTGATGCCAAGGCTTCGGATGTGGCAATTAGCATGCTTTCGGATGTGCTTGGTAGCCCATTGTTGACCGAATATAAGGGCAAAACCGCCCACAATGAGAAAGTGGATTCACGGTTTCTGGCTGCTGTGCGAGATATTGAGAACACGCTATTCAAGACGGCATTCACTGACGCCCATAT